ATCTAAAGCCGTAGATAATCCTTTCATTGCGACTCCAGCTATACCCATTCTTTTTTCTATATCTTTTTCTTCTGCTAATCTTCGTTGCGCACCTTTTAATATTAAATCAGTATATCTTAGAGTATTCTCATTTTCTTTTTTTTGAGCTTCTGATAATTTTCCAAATTTATTAGCCAATGTTAACTGAAGTTGCTGCTTTTGAATTTTTTCTATTATTTTAGATAAATCTTTTTGATGCAGTTGTGTTATTCCCGATTGGTCATTTCTTAATTCTTCTGCAACGTCTGACAATTTTTTCATGGCACTAACAGAATCATGTAGATATTGATCTCCCTTTTTGAATTCTTTTACAGCGTCTTTAAAAATTCTAACCGCTCCGCCAAAATCGCTTTGCATATCATTAACTTCTTTACGCATTGATCGTAAATCTTTTAATGCTTGTTCAGTCGGCATTCTTTTTGTATATTGCTCAAAACTCTCTGTTAACTCATCTCCAAGTTTTTTAGATAAGACCCTTAACTCTTCAAATTGCTGTTTCGTAAATTTAGCCGCATTTGCTGCTGACTGCTGAGGATTATTACTATTTTCTGCCATTTATATTAATAGTTCGTTTCATATAAATATTTTGCAAAACTATTTTTTTGAGGATTTTAATTTAGAAACAAAATCTGGAACATTTACATTTGGTAAATTTTCTTTTATTGGATTATTTGGATCGATTTTCTTTTTTCCAGAATGTTTTTCGTACTCTTCTTTTTCTTTTGCATAAAAGTCCGATATAGATTTGTGAGTAAATCGTCTAAGCCAAATGGGCATATTGTACGCAGTCTGCCAATCGTATCCTCCTTTTCCATGAAATACGATATCGTGAATCGACTCAAATACGTTTTTTCTATACTCAGAGTTGAGGGTAAAAAAAGGAAAGTCCAACTGGCAAAGATACACCCTCCTCTGTGTATCCTGTAGATCCGACGAACGTAAACGTCATATTGATGTCCGGAGATATTTCTTTGATATATTTTCTAAGAGCTAAAGCATCTGCCGCTAGAAGCCCTGTGTCTACGAATTCTCTAATAATTTTTTTATCAGGATTTCCATTTATAGATAGAATTTGCTGTTTTAATCTAAGAGTCATTTCGTTAGATATATTTGCTTTTTTTAGAGATTTTATTTCTCTCTCTATCGTTCTATCGTCAGATCCATCTAATAATTTAAAAGTAACAGTGTTTCCTGATTTTGGCAAAGTATATTCGAATTCATTCTTGTTATTGAATATAGAAAAATCTACTTCTTTGTGATCAAATCTTGTTAAATCAACCACGATCTCCTCGTTCTTGCCATTTTCAGGATTAGGATACGTAATGGGATAATCTTTTCCATAACCTAAAATTCTTGCGGCCATGAGAATAGCGTTCTTGTCTCCTGCGATCAAATCGTCGTAGTTAATTTTGCTAACGATCATTGATTGAAACAGTTTATCAAAAACTATGCCTTGCGATATATAGTTTTGATTTGTTAAAATATCCTCTTCTTTGGCTGTCATGTATTTCATTTCTATTTCTCCTGAGGATAGGGGATTTTCTTTTGCGTAAACTAGTCCCTTTGATGGTAATTTTACCGTTTCTGTGGGAAGTGTAAAACCTTGATGTGTCATAAATTATTTGTTTATTTATAAATATAAACTATTAAAGTTTCCCGCATAAAAAAACCTTCCAAGTGGAAGGCTTTCTTTTTAGTTCGTTAGTAATTAAGTATGCAAATATTCTAATAATTAAGCATCAGTAGTTCAAAATACAATAATCCATTCCGATTGAGATTGCCAATTCAGTAGGATCTGAGTTAGACCAATCGTAAGATCCGAAAGACGCTTCTTTAATGAATGCTCCTTTGATGATCCACTCAGATACAACATCTCCAACAGGACCGATGATCGACAAGTTCAAATCTTTCTTGTAGAAGTCTGAGTAACCGTTTCTTCCAGTTACTGACTCGTGATGCAAACGCACCCATTCCATAACGGCTTGTTGACCGGAAGGAGAAATCGGGTTGTAAAGAGAAAGACTCAAGTCCTTCCACTCCGCTTTTCCTTTCAACTTACGGTATACATTCATGTGATCTATCTTGATCTCGTTTAAAGTAATACCGGGAGCATCAGCTTTTTTAATCAAGTAGGACGGAATGCCGTCGATATACATGATGAACCTGTTATTAACAGTAGGTTCAAAAGCTGTAAACATGATTTCATTTGGATCCAATACTGGCATGTTATTTATAATTTATATTGTTTTATTAATTTTGTTATGTAATAATAAATATTACGTTTTTATTTTTTCTCAGACTAATCTTTTTCGCCTGCCAAAGATTTTGGTATTCCTGGTTTATCGTCTGGGTGTTGTTCTCCTGCTTCGTAGCCAATTTCGTCTTCCATTCCCTCTTGCTTTTTTGATTTGCCTTTTGACATTGCTTTAACCAATTTCTCCAAAAGACCTAATCTCTCTTCAATGGTTTTTTCTGTTTTTTCTCCTTCCATTTTTTGAGCTTTAGAAGATTTCATACCTTCAACTTTAGGTTTAGATTCGCTTGGCATTTTCTTTTCTTTTACAGGAGTATACCCTGCACCGAAGTTTTGCTTGGCTTCTTTTAGAGTTAATTGTTTCTTAACGCTCTCGTAAAGGTGAGCTGGTACTGCGATTCTGATTCTTGTGTTATCGTTCATTGTTTTTTATTTTATTTTTATTTATTGTCCAAATGTTGCGCCTGTAGGCAAGATATTAAAATCTAGTTGTACAAATTCTGCCACTTTCGTAGGTTGTAAATATATAGCTCCCACTAATTGATTCCTATCGATTACATCAGGAGTATTATTTGTTTCGTCCATTACAACTTGAAAAGAATACAACCCCTGTTTTTGTTGAACGTATTCTAAATAGGGATTAACCTGGTTCAAGAATTTATTTCTAGTTACAGTTGTATTTGGTTCGAATACCAAATTTTCTGATATTTGCTTTATTGCTCTCTTCAAAGAGATTAACAATCTTCTTACATTTACTCTATCTAGAGCAGAAGCTTTTGCTTGTAGGGTTTTTTGACCATATACTACCACTCCGTCTGTTGGAAATATTGCTATAGGATTTACTTTTCCTGAGTACAAGAAATTTCTATCATTCAAAGTTAACGATCTCTCTGGTTTGATTGCTATAGATATTTTTCCTCTATTTGATCCAGCAGGAGCAAACCACTCAGCAGAAACTTTATCATTATATTCATAAATTGCAGGTATAAGAGTAGAAGCTGGAACGAAATTTAATTTGCCTGTTTCTCTGCTTCTGATTTGTACCCACGGCCAGTATACTGCTGCATAGGAATTATCGTATGATTGAGCTTGAATAGTGGCCTGTGTCATGCTTTGACCGTATGAAGTCATATCTACTATAGAAATATTATCTCCTCTTGTTTGAGATAAACTTATCAAGCTCGATATAGTAGAAGTTGCGTTCTGTGAATTTAATCCAGGCGCAAATAAGACGTTAAAATCGTAAGCGTCTTGATTCGATAACAAGCTTATAGCTGTAGAATAATCTGTTTCCGATATGCCTTGTATATTAGTTGATGCGTTAGTTCCAACAGATGTAACTGTTGGTATTGCTTCAAACATATTTAATGCTGCTTTTTCATAGCATCCATATATAGGTCCAAGAGATCCTGAAAATGCTCCATTTGCTAAACCCAATCCGACCAAAGGCATAGAAGCCGTATAATTTGATTGTACAGTTCCTGAACCATCAAAATAGTTAGGAGTTGGATAATTTACGCTTTTCACTCTAACGTATCTAGAAACGTTTCTATAATTTCCACTCAACTGCAAATAGCTATTACCGAACTCGTCAGTCTGCACTGTTCGAGTTTGATCTCCTATCACAGCCGCTATATAGTTAGGCTGGTTTGGATCCAAAGAAAGACCATTCCATGTTTCTAAAATAGTTTTGCTATTACTGTAGTCGTCTCCTCTTCTTATAATCAAACTAAATACACCAGATCCAGAGTTTGAACTTACTACTTCCCAACGAATGTTCATATTAGATCCGCTAGGCAATATCTGATTAGATATACTACCTGTTCCTGCCCAATTATCCATACCTTGTCCTACAGATACAGTTTCTAACACAAAACTAGCACTAGGATTTACACCCCCAACTAAATTAGTTGCGCTAGACGCAGTTACAAATCTAAAACTATTTCCTATTGTTCCTATTAAACTTGATGTCAAAAACAGATTAGTTGAACTGCCTGTAGCTATTATATTAAAAATAGACGATAGCGAATTTATTTTGCTTGCTATATTTTGTACAGTTAAAGTAGCTGTACTTCCAGTTACAACGTAGTAGTTCGGAGCTGAGTCTATTTGCGTTCGACTAGAAGTCACATAAAATCTACCCAGGCTTGAGCCAGTTAATTGAAAAAACGCACCATCATCGAATGTAGGAGTTGCAGAAGCATTTGCATATTTTCCAGCAATACCGCATGGAATTTCAGCAATTGCTGGAGTATAAGATCCTGATACAACTCTTGTTATAAGTAAAGATGTTCCTCCTTGTTCGAAATAATTTAAAGCTGCTATACTAGTTAGATACTCATAGTTAGTGCCACCTGATATGAACGCAGTTCCAAATAGAGCTTTATATTCTGAATAAGAGGTTACTACTGTGGGTATATTCACCGGACCAAATACTGTCGGTCCTATAAGAGCGGCTCCTGCCGCTATTGGACCTTGAGTTATTTGGCTCATATCGTTTTCCGTTAGGAAAACTCCTGGTGATATTAATGTTTCAGCCATTTAAATAATTTATTTTATTTATTGTCCAAATGATGCTCCAGTTGGCAAAATGTTAAAGTCTAGTTGAATGAATTCTGCAGTCCTTGTAGGCTGTAAATATATAGCTCCTACCAATTGATTTCTGTCTATTACGTCAGGAGTATTATTTGTTTCGTCCATTACAACTTGGAATGCGTAAAGACCTTGCTTTTGTTGTACAAATTCCAAATATGGATTAACTTGATTCAAGAATTTATTTCTAGTTACAGTTGTATTTGGTTCGAATACAAGGTTATTTGATATTTGTTTTATATACCTCTTAAGAGAAATCAACAATCTTCTAACGTTCACTCTATCAAGAGCTGATGCTTTTGATTGCAAAGTTTTTTGACCGTATACAACCGTTCCAACTCCAGGGAATGTAGCGATTGGATTTACTTTTCCTGCGTACAAGAAGTTTCTATCATTAACGCTCAACCTTCTTTCT